CGTTAAAGGATCCCGTCATCTCCGAACGCATTTCTGCTTATTCAGATGACGTCTGGCACACCTCGTAGGTGCACCGCTGCCTCAGTTAAACCCAACACTGGTTCTGAGGCTAAAACGTGTCGTAGTTGCCTTCGGGCCAACTATGACACAAGAGAGACCATCTCCAATGGTCTCAGACTTATTCGGATCAAATACGGCTTGCCGTATGTTGAGTTACCGGATCTGAGACCAGGAGAACTTTCAAGGTTCCTCTCTTTTCTTCTTTTGCAAGGCCGTCAGAGGCCCAGCGTCAAGTTTCCCCGACGCCAAAGGCCATCTTCGGATGGGCTTTCGACCTTGCAACGTTTGCGCAAGCACGAGAGATGGGAATTAGCCCATTCCGTCTCTTCAATTAAGCGCAACCTGCCTGCAGGTTGCCTTCGTTGTGCAAACACCGAGCGTTCGTCTTGGGAGGCGAACGCTTTCTCCTTACCCCCCTCTCCACCTTCTGACTACCTTCGCTTCGTGCGAAAGGAAGTTTCTAAGATCTTTCCTTACGGATGGGACCGGAATTATGACGATTTTGTTTGGCGTCATATACCTAACGCATCCGCTCGTATGAATCAGCCTCGCGCCGATTTATACTTTGCGGGGAAGGGAAGATCTTTCCGTCGGCAGTGCTTGACTGGCAAATCTATTCCGATCGATGAGCCAGTTAGAGCCCGGTACAAGGCGGTCATGAGCGCTGGGAAGAGTAGACCACTAGTAATCTATGATGAAAGTGTCGAAATACTAGCGCCTCTTCACAAAGTGATTGATTCACATTTGATGAAGCTTCCATGGCGTCTTGTCGGACCTCCGACTGAGAAGGTAATTTCATCTGCCTGTGTTTACCCTTGCCAGACCTCGGTAGATCTGGTGAGTGCCACAGACAACCTGTCACTGGAAGTGACAGAGGCAATACTTGGGACTTTACTTCGTAAGTCCCGCATTCCAGGACCTGTACGTCTTCGTGCGTTTCAGTCACTCCATCCGCTTATTGATTGCGATGGAGAGGAGAAGGAAGTATTGCATGGGCAGATGATGGGGAGCTACCTCTCCTTTCCTTTGTTGTCTCTTCATTCGTATCTTGCAGCGCTTTGGGCGCTTGGCGGGAGAGAAGGGACAATTCTGGTAAACGGTGATGACACCCTTGTGTCTAGCACCGTTTTCCTCGAAGCGTCTTCTTACCCTAGCGGGTACAAGTTAAACGATCTGAAGACGATTCGTTCAGAAACAATTGCCGAAATCAATTCGACCGCATTTCTGAGGAATTCAAAGGGCAAGTGGCGTGAGATTCGTCACTTGCGGAGAGGTGGATTTCTTACCAATTACTCTGGTATGCTGCACGGCGCAGCTGCGGTCAGAGGTTCAGTTGAGTGGACGAATGCCTTTATTCGTTCACGGATTGGTAAGAAGTGGGGTTTCTTACCTTCCCAGCTTGGGTTACATCCCAAGTCCTATCCTGCGTTCTCGCGGGAGAGGTCAATGTCGAACAGGATCTTCACCTGTCTACCGGGTCCGCCCAAGACGGATTCGACATTGCTTCTAGCTGTCCGTAGACAACTAGATCCCGATGAAACCATTGCAATGTTCCTACATCAGTGGGAACACGGTCGGGAGGGAGGTAAGAAGAGAGACGTATTCGAGCCATCGGTTGGCAGTGTACGTCGGACCTACGCGTACAGGGCTGTGAAGCCCTGGTCCAGGTTTACTTTTCTCAGTAAACTTGCGTCTTTGAAGTTGACGGCGCGTAGAGAAGAAGAGAACTTACATTTTCTGCCAGCAGATTATGTTAGTAAAAGAGAGGACGAGGTTCTCAAGGAACTGAAACTTTATGGTTCCGAGTGTTTTGAGGACCTCTAAGGGAGATGGCTCTTGGCCAGGATGTACAGTTAAGCAACTACACTGTACGGTGGGGGTTTTCATGAAAACTACCCGACCCATATGCTCGTCTCTGCTGCGCAAGCATTGCCTTCTTTGTCCCCTGCGGTAGCGGGGGTTAGGCAAGCACCTTTAACCAGGTTGCGGCATCCGAGGTAGGGGAGGAAGATTAGTGAAAACCAGGATTCCTGGTTAGCGCAGTCTCGTGGCG